CGCGCAGTCGCGTTTCGTACATGGTGGTGTCGTCTGTATGGAGGGTTGAGTCACCGAAGTGCTCTGGCCCCCACAGTCGGTCCTGGGTCGGAATATTTCCGATTGAATCCAGGTAAAGACGATAAAGAGCAGTACTGCTCCAGATATCAGCCCCATAATGGTTAATGCCCACACGGCGAATACCGTTGGCAAAGCTGATCCACGTTGGCGTGTCATGAGGTTCCTCCTTAGGAAAGAATGGGCGAACCCACCTCCCGTCAAAATAATCCTCACCACACGATTCCTTGAAGCCCACATCAGGCCCAAAGGATTTTGAAGTGTTAACAACAAAACCCAATAAGGAGAGAGTACGAACGGTTCGAGTTTGAACGAGGCTATCGATGATAATATCATCGCCGTAGACGTAGAGATTCTTACCGATTTTTGGTCGGAAGCCTCCACGAATCAGGCAAGTATGGCAAATAGCCATAAACAGGAAAGTCTCGAGTTCGAATGTGTAACCGTTGCCCATACCACTGAATTTTTCCAGCAATACGGGCTTACCGTCAATGCTGACACGCTTATGGCGGAGCGTGTCAAACAACATGAACCAGTCTTCAGGGAAGCTGCGTTTCACGTGTTCATAGCAGATTAGGTCGCTAGCGCTCTTCAGATCGTCAGTTGATAGGTGGCCAGTGATACTGGCCACACGGGCAACCTGCCCGTGCAAAACTGGAGCCTTTGAGAGGTCCCAGCCTATCCTCTTCGCCAACTTCTTTAGTACGGCACCAACAGCAAGTTGGTAACCGACATTTAGGTCAGCTTGGATTTCGATCGGTCTGTCGATTTTTGCCTTCTTCTTCACACTAGTAAACTTTGCGCACTCGACCACGTTGATTAAATGTGGACGGAATGGGCTTACGCCGTAGCATTGTTCGGTCAGGGTTCGACCCCAACCAGTTAGGTGAAAGAATGGTTCGACTGCGATAGCGCAGTCGAGAGTGGCATCGGGTACATGAGTAAGTTTATCGGGGAGAGTGACTTCTCCGTTGAGACTCGTGGTACTACCCGGCCCAAACTTCGGCTCCAGATCGCACAACCTAGGTGCAGGACCCAACCACCGCGACAAAGTGGTCTTGACATCATCGAGGAATTCGATAAGGGCAAGATCACATAGCGGGAGAGGGCCGTGCATTGAGTGTATGCGACGGAGTTTCTGGTTCGTGG